GGGTAGTGCAATGCCTCGTTGAGAATCCAGGTACTATTATTTGGTGCTTAACAGAGACCTCGGCTAATTCGATCCAATTCCAACAGGCTCTTGTATACAATGCACTACCTAAAGAGTTGAAGTCGCTAGGCAGGGGGAAGGTTGGATATGTGATGTACAGCCTTCGTAATGGCTTCACAGCGTCTAAATTCACGCTAAATAACGGTAGCCAATGTATATTTCGCAATTGGAGTCAGGACATTTCTACGATTGAGGGTGGAGAGATCGGCTGTCCGCGACCTCCGGTCAATGGGACACATAATATTGGTTTTTGGGCAGATGAATTGATCCCTATGCCCTGGGTTGAAACGCTAAGATTTAGATGTGTCACACGCTCCCATGCGAGCGAATATGATGGAATGGTCCGACCGGCAACTGGCATCATTAGTTTCACCGCTGTGGACGGGTGGAACTCGGTAGTGAAGAGTATGCTGACGGGTGCAAAGACTGTGCAATCGGCAAAAGCGGACCTTTTGGATGGTGAGGAGGTTCCATTGGTCCAACAGCCCTTGAGGAAGGCCAGTTCAGTCGTTTATTTCCACACAGCGGCCAATCCCTTTGGTGGATGGTCGGCCATGAAGACGCAATTGGAGGGTGAGAAGAGGGAAACGATCCTTTGTCGGGCTTATGGAGTGCCTGTACGGCAGTCTAAGGCTGTGTTCCCTTCGCTTTCAGATTTAAATTACAAAACTCCTGATAATTTACCTAATTTTGATGACGCTAATTGGGTATTAAGCATCGACCCTGCTGGTGCAAAGCCTTGGGTAATGGTTTTATTTGCAATCGACCCACATGGGGTCGCCTGGGCGGTTAAGGAGTTTCCTGATTTTGATACATGGGGTGGATGGATTGACCCAACAAAGGATAAACTTTCGGCCGGTGAGGCGGCTCAACCGAATGGGTATGGTTTAAAGGATTATGCTGATGAGATTCGCAGGATGGAGTCAATTTGTGGAGATACTTTGGTAACTCGCATAATCGACCCTCGTTTGGGAGCGGCGAGCTATCAGAAATCGGAAGGATCTTCTAACATTATTGATGATTTATCGGATGAGGGAATTATTGTCGAACCGGCAGAGGCTTTAGATATCGAGACAGGTATTCAGGCAATTAATAATTTATTAGCTTGGGATCGGACTAAGCCTATGGATTTGGACAATAAGCCTCGATTGATGTTCAGCGATGAATGTCAAAACCTGATTAGCTGTATGCAATCTTATCAGCCAGGAGGTTCGTTGAAAGCGCCGGAAAAAGACTTTGTTGATACAGTTCGGTACTTTGCCGTTGGGAATTTTGAATACTTCGACCAGGAGGAATTGGTCGGAACAGGTGGAGGGAGTTATTGATGAAGAATAAAAAGGTGATGCCTGGGCATCGGAATCAGATTGTATTATTAAGGCAGGCTGGGGAGACATGGCCAAAGATCGCCAAAGCGGTCGGCTTCAGCCGAGCGACTGTGCAGAAGGTGTATAAGGAGGAAGTGGCGAAGGAAGCACCCCCTGTTATTGAGGAGACTAAGCCTCAATGGGAAAAAGCAAGGGTGCTATCAATGGTCCCTAACCCGAGGCTGATGCGGATATACTTTGAGGATCGGGATGAGATTGGTGTGTGTGTAAAAAAGCCAAACTATAACCACCCACCGAAGAGTGAAATCATTGTGAAGAAAGTAGATGGGGAGGAAAAGCTGTACAGATTGGTGTGAATCGCCGGAAGCGAAGGACAAGCGTATTGACGCGATGCTTCGCGAAATGGTGGTGGAGAATGGGTTAGAGTTTATGGCGGTTGGCCATGAGCCAAAACCACTAACGATTCAGGAAATTGCTGACTTTGTGGGCGTGGGTTTCACCTCGCTTCAGCGAATTGAGCAACAGGCTTTGAATAATTTAAGAAATAAAATGTTAAACTTGAAAGGTTAAAATGGAAACGGAAGTACAGATATATGAAGAAAAGCCCGATGTGGATGGGCTAAAACAGGATTTTGAACGGGCCAGGGCAAACCTTAGTTGGTGGATGGATAAAGCCGAGGATGCTCGGGAGGTTCGCTTTAACGAGTGGGCGGGTAAGGCTGGAGATGGCAAGAAGCATGGACCGGAAGCCTTTCCATTCGATGGCGCAAGTGACTTGGACCCCAATGTCATTAACCCATTAATCGATGGAGATGTGGCCACTCTCACGCAGGCCCTGTCGCAGGCCAACCTGGTAGCCGCACCTGTGGAGAGCGGTGATATTGGTTCAGCCAAGCTAGTGAGTGAATTTTTGAAGTGGCGAATGGGTACGATGGATGAACTGATGAGGGAGTCATCGATTGGGGCTAATTATTTATTGCAGAATGGATTAACCTTTTTTGGCACATATTGGAAGCAGGAGAAGACGAGGAAGTTTGAGCCTATTAGTTTGGAGCAGATTGCCGAGCAGTCTCCTGAGTTGGCTATGGCCATACAGGACCCTGAGATGAAGGAGGGTGTGGAAGAGATGTTTTATCCGCTGTTCCCTAACCTGAAGAAGAGACGGGTCAAAAAGATGCTCAATGAACTTCGCAAGACAGGTGAGACCGAAATTCCGACCGAAAAAGTGGTCGTTAATCGTCCGGCAGTTAAAGCGTATGAGCTTGGGCGGGAATTGATCGTGGACAGCAATGTGATCGACCTAGAGTCCGCCCGTTCTATCCATTGCTTGCATTATTATACGCCCGAAGCGTTGAAACAGAAGGTTAATGAGGGTTGGGATGCCAAGTGGATCGATGAAGCTATTGAGAAGGCTAAAGATTTTTACGAAGAGGAAAGATTCAGCGACAACATGATGTCCTATGACTATGGCAACAATTATGGAAGCCAGCACTACGAGGGATTGATCAAAGTAATCACTACCTATCGTAAGGAATTGGATGAGGATGATGTTCCTGTAGTCACCAAGACCTGCTGGACTGAGGAGATGGAAGAGGCTGGGTTCCATGAGCCTGTAGGGTATGACGAAGGCAGATATCCATTTGTGTGTATCACGAGAGAGCATTTAAATCATCGTTTATTGGACTCTCGGGGATACCCTGAGTTGTTGAAGAGTTATCAGATCGCCGTAAAGACAGAGATGGACGCGCGGCGTGACCAAGCGAGCATGACTACTTTCCCTGCTGTCGAATATCCGATTGGCCGCCGTCCCGAGCGTCTTGGACCAGGGGCATTTTTGCCTGTGCGCAGGCGTGGTGAGGTTGGATTTGTGGAGACACCAAGATATTCACCTGCATCGACACAGGTGGAGATGGATATCCGCAAGCTGTGCAACCGCATAACCGGTCGGGCGACTGGTCCTGAAGATGCTGTGGAAGCAAATGTATTAAAACAGCACCTGGTAAATTGCTGGCTAACTGGATGGAAAGAGATCCTCAAAAGAATATGGTGCTTGGATCGTACTTACTCGGGACCGATGATATGGTTTCGGGTGACGAACAACGAGCAAGGAGCACAGCTTATTTTGGATGAAACTGCGGAGTTGTATGACTTTAATATTAGCTGGAACTCGATGAATGCAGACGAGGAGAAGGTCATACAGAAATTGGATACCGTTGGTAAGCTAATGGCACAGTATGATCGTCAGGGAACAGCTCGCTACGATGTATATCTCCGTAAGGTATTGGAAGCAATCGATCCAAACCTAGCAAGTCAGCTTATTATGCCTGCACAGGAGGCTACAACGAAGGAGATTATTGAAACATCCAACGACATCGCCAAGATCGCATCGGGACAGGTCGTCAATGCACCCGAGCAGGGGGCAAACGCACAGCTTCGCTTGCAAGTATTACAGCAATACATCCAAGGTTCTGAAGCTATTCCAGCGACCGATGTGCAGGAAAGACTGCAAAACGATGAGAACTTCGCAAAGAGGTTACAGACCTATGCTAGCCAGCTAGAGTTCCAGCAACAGCAACAGCAGAACGCTAGGATCGGACAGCTAGGGACAGCCCCTGGAAATGTACCAGGCACAGCACAAGCGGCTTAATAAAAATAAATATCATGACATACAAGAAAAGAACTAACGGATCAAAAATTGGAAATACCTCTAACAAGACTGGGGTGAAATATAAAAAAACATTAACGAAAATGAACGGTAAAACAGGAATGGGTAAAGTAAAGCCCATGAAAAATATACCGAAAAAGAAAAAGTGAGTTTAACATACAGAGGAATGAAGTTCGCTGGGGTGAATAAGCCCAAGCGTACACCTAGTCACCCAACCAAGTCCCATGCGGTTGTTATCAAGAACGAAAAGGATAAATATCAATTGATTCGATTTGGCCAACAGGGAGCAAAAACTGCCGGCAAACCAAAGAAGGGTGAGAGCCAAGCGATGAAACAAAAGCGTAAAAGTTTTAAGGATAGACACGCCAAGAATATCGCAAGGGGTAAAACATCTGCGGCCTATTGGGCTGATAAAGTTAAATGGTCATGAATAACAAGAAACCTGGATTATGGGCAAATATTAGAGCCAAGAAGAAACGCATCAAAGCAGGCTCGGGAGAGCGGATGAATAAGCCTGGAGATAAGGGCTATCCAAAAGCCAGTGCTATCAAAGCATCTCAAAAAAAGCGTAAAAAGAAATGACTTTATCCGATGCAATCGCAGGGCTGGAGAATCAGTCAGAATGGAAAATGATTTTACAATGTGTAAAACAGCAACGCGACATATGCTTGGTTGACTTTCAGGACTACCATCATGTGGACAACCCCCAAAAGCTCGCTCGATTATCGGGAGAGATTGCTGGCTTAACTAGGATTTTAACCATGCTCCAAAACGATGAAGGACACTCCGCATCAGAAATTTAAAAGGGAGCATCGCGCACTCTTAAACCGATGGGTAGAGGAGTCTGATATTGAGGATATGGACATAGCTCAGATTGCCCTTGATGATGTGAATGAATGGTTAGACGAGGAGGTTGTCGAGTTCGAGTCAGAGATCGAGCTGGATGAAACGGAAGGGTAACCTTTACGAACAGCAGTTTTTCATCGAGGCACTTAAAAACGACCTCGAAGTATTTACTCCCCTTGGGGATTACCTCCCGCAGGACTGCATCGTAATGAACCAGGCAGGCCGAGCCTTTAAGGTGCAAGTCAAAGGCACAGGTGGCTTAATGAAAGAAGGTAGGGGAGGATTAGGTCGTTATATGGTTACAGCGGCCACCGGTTCAAAGGAAAAAGATCCAATCGATTGTACAAAGGTCGATGTAGTGGCGGCATATGTGGAGCCTCGCAACTGCTGGTACTTAATTCCCTGTCTGCAAGTCTCGGGCATTCGTTTAACCTTATGCCCCCACAACCCACAGAGTCGTGGGAAATATGAGAAGTTTTTAGAAAATTGGGAAGTTTTTAAAATTTCCTGAATAATCCTCGTTTTTATCTGCTAAAATTGTCATTGGCGGGGTGTATCTACCTCGCAGAACAACGCAAGAGAGTGCGAACTCTTCAAACGCAGAGAAATTATGGCAGAAACAGTTATTAGCGAGGCTCCGGCTGAATCTACGGGAGCAGAAGACAATCAAGCGCAAGGCCCATTGAGCATG